GGGTTATCAATTACTATGTCACCTTTATCGCTTTCAAAAAAATCCACATTTTCGTGGATGATATTAAACCCTTTACCCTTGAGATATTCACCTGCATAACCATCATTATAAAAAGGCATCCATATTGTCTTGTCTTTTGGTAAAAAATCAATCACCTTATTCCACACGCTTGATGGTGTGTTCCAATTATTATCTTCACCAAATTTCCTTGTATTCAAATAACTCATCAATATATAATATATATAAAAAACACTTATATGTATTATATTTTTACCATTTAACAATTCATAATATGATATTTTGAACGCTTGTGTCTTGATGCGTGGTCGTGTGTGTACGATACTCCACATTCACAGTTTACAACACGTCCCTTACGTGCTTTGATTTTTTCTTTATTTTTCTCTCGGTATTCTTTGTCACAAGCGGATTTCCCTAGACCTTTTGCTCTTATATAATTAACACATTCATTATTTTCTATATGATATTGCTCTCTTATTTTCAATTCCTTTTCTATTTCACAATTGTATTCTTCAATCAATTCAATCCTACAATTGTCTAGTAATTCATATGAAGCACATTTAAATGAATACGATTTATCATCTTCATACTGTTTCTTATCGCATTTATGTTTTTTCAATCGCTTTTCAATTGGTAGAATGGTTGATCCAATATATTGCTTTCCTGTATCATTACATATGATTTTATATATCTTACTGTGATGATATGGATTATTGCCTATATTTTTCTGATGACGTCCTGATTTTAGATGCCGATTCTTTTTATATTTTGTGATTTCAATCTTACAATCGTCACAATACCACATTATTATATATTACTACAACTCATTATTTAAATCAATTTTTATATAATTGACCTCTTCTTACATACGCCCTCCACTTAATCTCCCTCCGCGAGTTAAACCAGCAACGAGGTCGGCTCCCTTTTTCACAGCCATACCGAGTTCAGGATTTCCGAGAGCGGTCCCAACAGGTACTGCGAGTTTTCCAACAGTTCCAGCGACCTTGTGAGCGAATCGCTTTAGTCCTTGCCAAAATCCTGCTCCAGCAAAAGCCTGGTGGTAGTCCAACTCAGCATCAGATCCACGAGCAGAAAGCACCATATCACCAGATAGATTACCAATAGAAGCACGAGCAGAGTTAGCACCAATGCTAAAAGTACCGGTATTGCACACGCACATATAAAAGGTAGGTTCAAAATCTTCAGTGTTAGTGTTCTCCACAGTCATCTGGACTTGAATATTGTATGAGCCATTAACACCAGGTGCTTCATTGGCCTGTAATCCAATATCCTTACCCATTCTCAAACACACAACGGACCCACGATACTTAGTGAAAGCAGGGAAAGAATAGTTCAAACCATTTTCTTGCGACATTCTGTATAATTGCTGAGGAGTAGCAGACGAGAGCAAACCGCTCTGATTTCCCCACGAAACAGACATTGATTTAATAGCACAAAAACTATCAGAAACTTTAAAACTCTTAGATTGTTCAGAGTGAGCGACAAACAAATAAATCTTTTCAGGAATGACAGAAAGACGAATTGTATCAGAGATGACGACCTTCTCCGCACCGGCAGAGATTGTTGCCTCGTTACGAATGTATTGCTGCATCTGATGATATGGGAGTACTTGAAGTTCAGGGAGTGGCTGAGTGATACTTGGTGTAATATAGTTAATCAAAAGTTGAGGAGCGTCAGTAAATTTAGCAGACACGGTGGTGATTTGGTCAACACCTGGGGCGATAGAGTGAGATAGAATTCGGTCTAACTGACTCTTAAAACGCAGCGAAATGCGAAGAGAGTTTACATTAATAAAACCTTCATCCATATTCTGATATTGCTGGAATGGAGAGAGAAACAATGGCTCGGTAATAACACACGTAAGTTTCTTTAAATCAGCAGAAATTGTGTAATCAAAACCACCACGAGGAGTTTCTACTGCAGTCTCACCATAATCGTTAAGGGGAGATCGTCCATTACCAAATACCAATTGGTCTTCATATTTCTGAAAACAATCAGGCATAGCAGGTGATTCAGACAAGTGCTTTTCACGAAGTTCGGCATCATTACCATAACAAAGCATAGCGTGTAAAGTGCTTCCTGTATTGTCGGAAATAGCCTCACCATTAATCTGTGCCTGAGTTACATCAATAAGAGATGAAAGGGGCATCTGACGGAGGGCATCGTGTGTCCCTATATCAAGTGGCTGATCAACCTCAACTTCAATGAAAGCCCTCACCTTTATATTTCGGTCAATAATAGTCTTATCACTAGGAGGGACAACCGACCAAGTGGCGTTATTAATGGTGTTATCCCACGAATCAGCGGTGTTTGTAGTATAAGTTACACGTTCTCCACCAACAAAGACGAGATGGTTCTTTTCAACATCTCCCTTGATGTTCGTTTTTGGGTCTACGACTTTAATCAAATCCATAATTCTTTATATAATATAGAAAGATAAAAAAATATTTCATTCAAGACAAATTGAAAATATTCCTTGACTTTTTGCCTTAAGTGTCTCTAAAACCTTTTTATTTTTTGCAATCTTTATGAGAAAATCTATAAAATCGCTTATTAATTCAAAATACAATGAATATACAGATGGGTCCAATACTTCCTTTAGACTATTGAGTACAAACACCTTCTTTTCATTCCCTTTCTTATCCTTAAACTTACTTGCCTTAACCATATAATATGTTATCGTATCATACATCTTTACAGGTAAATCATTCATTCTATTCGTATAATATGGAGAGAAAATATACCTATACTTTGATCATATTATGAGGCTATATTCTACATTTATGATCATATTGATGAGGCTATATTCTACATTTATGACATTTAATAAAATAGATTATAGCGATGAATTACTTAAATATAATATGTAGATAGAGTATATAATGCGTCCGAGTAAAAAGCAATTATTGATTAATGAAGTGATGAAAGTGTCACCATCATCAGACGAGAAAACGCTAAATCGTATGACAATTCACAGCATACAAGTGCTGTTATCTACTCTAAATGGGCAGGAAACAAAACCGATGAATGAGATTGTTGGTATGAATGATAAGAAACTCACACGTAAGAAAAGAAGCAAAGAGAGGGTGTTAGAAGAGGAAGAGGAAGGGGAAAAGGAGACCATTGATGTTAATGATTATATTGAAACTAGTGTAGGTGATGATATAGAAGAGGAGGAGGATGTTGCAGATGTTGAAGATGTTGAAGATGTTGAAGAATTAGAAGTAATTGAAAAGCCTAAACCAGTAAAAGCAAAGGCAAAGGCAACGGCAAAGGCAAAGGCAAAGCGTGGACGTCCTGCGAAACAAAATTTAGAGATTGACATTAAACCACCTAAAACAGTCCCATCCAAGAAAATGAGTAATGATAAATCAAATATAAAAGAAATATTAACCGATTTTCGTAAAGAACTCACAAAACTAATCCAGCAATATAAGAGGATAAAAACTAAGACGGACGACCATAGAGAGCAATTGAAAAGTATCTATAACGATTTATATGATAAAACAGCAAAAATGATTGAAAGTGAGATCAGTAAATCTTATTTCCCTGACGATAGTCTATATGATTATGCTGATAAGATGCTCACGAATGAAAAAGTGAGAATTCAAAAGATCCTTCAATAGTTTAGTTTAGTTTACTCATATACTATATTTTATAAAAAATATGTTATATGTTTAGTTTACTTTTTTTTACGGACGACCTTCTTCTTTGGCTTTGGCTTTGACGCTTCTGACACTGCTTCTTCCTTCTGTTGCTTCTGTTGCTTCCACAATCTGCTGCACTCCGCAAATCGTTCTTTTGCTGGGATATCTGTGAGCGTTGAATATGTTTCTTTGACAAAATTGTTATACGCTGATGGAGCGCGTTTAACACGTTGCTTTTTTGCTGGTGGTTCAGGTGAATTTACAGGTGTTGGTGGACCATCCACATATGTCTCATTTTCCATTTCACTCATTTGTATACTCTATATAAAATATTTCTGTTTAAATAAAAATAATCTTTTTGAAACATTAATTAACTTTTTAATATATCAATAAAATTTTGGTGGTACATCGTCAGGATACTAACCGCATAATCGCTGTCAAAATGTTTATTAGAAGCCAACATATAGTTAAATTGGTCATTCGTTAACTCCCTAAATATGATTCTTAGAGCAGCATAACGTCCACAGGTATTGTAGTCTTTATTATTCCTTTGCATCCGCTTCATATTGGACTCTACCGAATATCTACTTTGATGAATCAAGTCGGATAAATGCGGTACAAGACCACCCATATTTCTCACGTTCCATTTTGAAAATTTCAATTCGTCATCCATCTTAAGACCATAAGAATCATAAAAAATCAGTCTATCCTTTCGCTTCGCATCTCTAAAAAGACACACAAAATGTCCAAACAGACGCTCATTGGTCTGATACATTAATATAACAGCACCGTGTGGATTTAGTACAGCGTCTATGTTATCAAATTTCATTAAATCGCTATAGAGCATCACTCTACATTTACCATCAGTTAACGTTCGTAAATCGCCATCGGTTAATGATATTGCTTCTGCTTGTTGTATAGCGTGGTCTAAATTTTTCATTTATAATATATATAGAAAATATAATACTTATCTATTATCCTTTATTGTCCCTTTACGTAAACTAGCAATCAAAATCTTTTTTTCTTGTTTCTGTTGTTCATCTCTCTCTCTTCTTAGTTTTTCTTGATCACCAATCGGCATATTACCTGCAATATAATTGCCGTATGTATTCTTTCTACTAACACCTACCCTTTTATATGGATCACCCTCGTGTGTAGGATGGTCTGATGTGTCTAAAACCATTTTAGCCTCACCAAGATCACTTGCCCTACTATATGTTTTGCCTACTGAAGACATTAATCGCTCTAATGTGGATTTTTGATATGACATTATTATATTATATCAATAGATAAAAAAATCTATCAATATAATATAAGAATGTTTGCTATTGTAAGTAAAAATACAAAATTTAAGAAAATAGCCAAAATTAAAGGCGGCGAACACAAAAATAAATATCTAGTCATTAAACCCTACAAATATAAATTATCCGATGTGTCTAGTGCTTTAAAAAATAGATTATCCAAAGAGCAACTGGATATTCTTGATGAGGCGATTACTACTGGGTTTGAGCCTGATAATGATTATATGAAAGATGTATATTACGAGGTGCTTGATGAATTTAATAAACTAAAAAGAAAAGGAATAAAATTGCACAGTGGAAAATTTGAACGACTATTAGACTTTACTATGAACGAACGAATATATGTCGCTGGTGCTAGTGGGAGTGGTAAAACATATTACTCTACCAAACTAGTGGAACAATACCTAAAATACTATAAAAAAAAGAAAAAAGATAACGATTTCGTCTTGGTAAGTGGTGTTGCACCCTCTGAAAACCTATTGGATATGTTACCTTATGAAATCGCACCAGAGGATATTGCTATGAATGGATTA